CGCCCGAGATCGCGGACTGCATGATCTCGTTGGCCCGGCTCGCGAAGCCCCGCGCGGGGTCGCCCATGAGCTGGGTCAGGCCCGTGGTCGCCGCGCCCACGGCAGCCTGATAGCCGCCCATGTGGAGCGCGCCGGACAGCATGCCCGCGCTGACACCCTTATTGAGCAGCGCCTCCAACTTACCGGGGACGATGGACTGGAGCGCCGCCTCGGGGATACCCAACGCCACGGCCTTGGCGGCATCCGCCGAGGTGATCGGTGCTCCGGTGTAATCCTCGTTGGTCTGGACGTTCTGGCCGACCGCCTGGGGCAGCGCCACCGCGCCCGCGCCGGCCATGCTCGCAAGCCGCGCCGCGCCGGCACCCGCGCCCAGCAGGTCCGCGCCGCCGCCCGTGAGCATGCCCGCGCCGATGAAACCCGCCAAGGATGGCAGCGCCTTGGCCGCACCGTAAGCCCACCCCGTTGGCGACCATGAGCCTTCCAGATCAGGCCGGGCATACGTCGCCGCCGTGGCGCGCTGCTGATCCGCGAACGCCCTGGCCTTGTCCGCGAAACCCTGCGCGCCAAGCAACTTGCCGGCCGCTTCACCCGCGCTGCCCACGTCACTGAGCGCACCATACGCGCCCGCGCCCAGACCCGCCGTGAGCCAGTTACTCTGGTCCGTGGGAGCCGCAGGCGCGGGGATGGGCGCGTAGTTCGAGAAGCTCGGCAGCGCCGGTGTCGAACCCGAGAGAAAGTCGGCCATCGCGGATCACTGACCTTGCTGTTGCGGCTGCATCCAGGGATTGTTGAACATGGCCCGCGTCCCAAAACTGGTCACCTGCTCACGGTCGGCGTTCGCCTGAAGCCGCAGTTTCTCCAGCTCATTCGCGGGGAACTTCGCACCTTGCGCCGCCGCGTCCTGGTATGCCTTCGTGGAGGCGTCCGCAGTACCCGCCAAACTGTTCATCAGCCGTGGCATGAGTTGCTGCTCCGGCGTCAGATAGTGCTGCATGCCCCAGAGGCGCTCGGCCACCGCCAGCGGTATGCCGGCCACGGCCTGCGCGTGCTCCTGCGGCGTGTAGTTGTGGGGTTCCGTGAACGCGTTCACCTGCTCGGGCGTCCCACCCACCAGCCTCGCGATGGCCGCGTCCGTCTGCGGCTGCCCCGAGACCTTACCGTTCGGGCTCGGGTTCGGTGTCACCGCAGCCGGAGACGGGGGCGTGGGAGCACCCCCTAGGAAAGCCGCCATGCCGGGCGACGACGCCGCAGGCTTCGCGGACCCCGCGTTGCGACCAACCGGGTGCCCGGTCATCGGGTTCGGGGGCGGCGCGGGCGGCGCGGGGAACAGGTTCGACAGTTCCTGGCCGAACGTGGGCGGCGTCACAGGGGGTTGTCGCGTCGCCGGGGGCGACGACATCTGCGTTCCCGCGCCGGGCTGCGGCATGAACGGGGCCATCGGTGGCTGCGGAGCCGCTGCCGCGCCGACCGCGAGAGGCCCCATCCGGCCCGAGATGTACGGATCGAGCAGCCCCGTGCCCGCCTGCGACGCGAAGTTCCCTGGCACCGCCGCAGTGCCCGCCGCGAACTTCCGCACCTTCGGAGGCACCGCCGCCACACTGGTGGTCCCGCCCATATAGCCGGGCGTCGGCCCCGAGGCGAACCCTGGAGCCACGTAATCCGCGCCGTCCATGTAGCGCCTGGGCTTCATCCCGGCCATGATCAGGTCTCCCAAGAAAATCCGTTGCGTCCGAAGCCCCAGAGCATGGGCACGAACTGTTTCTTCTCAGCCTCGTGCTTGGCGTCCAGGACGTGCTGCTCGAAAGACGCCGCCAGCTTCTCGGCACGTTCTAGGCCGTTATCCCCCGCCACGTCCAGGTCTGGAGACCGTAACGCCAGATAGCCGGCCCAGTCCAGCATGTTGAGGTGATGATCCTCGGGGATTTCCGGCACCGCCGTGAGGTCGGGGTTCTTCGGGTCAAACCGCACCAGCGGCAGCCGGATCACCCGCATGCTCACGGTGAGCCCAACATATGGCGCAATCGGCGGGGGATAGAGCCGCATGGTGATCGCGGTCATTGACCCAAGATCGTCCGCGCCGATGCCCTCGTCCGTGTCGTAGGCCACGGGCTTTCCAGGAGGCATGTTGGAGAGCTGCGATGGGTCGAAATAGTAATTGTCGGGTGTGCGGTAGGTGTCGAACGCCGAGTGCCCCGCGCGCGCGATGTCCGCCTGATCCCCTTGAATGCGCACGGACAGTACCGCCAGCACGGACGGGTCGAGCTGGTAATACGCCTGATTGGAGACCGTGACGAACTGGCAGCACTGGGCCGTCGTACGATCCCGCAGGATCAGTGATCGACGCGCGAAGCGCCGCTGCGCCTCATTGATGTAGCGGATCAGGGTCGCGTCGGACCAATAATAATCCGAGGCCCCGGAGACCTGATCGGACTTGTCATGCAGGATGTTATCCCGCAGCTCTTCCAACAGGTCTCCCAGGTTCATGACGCTCTCCGTGGATCAGGCCGCCTTCGTGGCGTCCTGCACCACGCGATACGGATAGCGCAGTTTGGGGCGATAGCCAACAACCCGCAACGTCTGCATGTCCTTGACGGGGGTCAGCATGGTCGCGTTGTTGAGCACCTCGATAATCCCCATGGGCACGTCCGCTTCCTCGCCGGGTCGCAGCATGTACCCACGGCCATTGACACCGAAGAACTGACCAACGGGCGGGATGTCCTCATGCTCTTCGAGGATAATCCGCATCGTCCTCGGCATGCCCTTGGCCTTCTGTACCGTGATCTGCTCAGCCATCGTCGCTATCCTTCGCTGCAATTTCAAAGCTACTGACAAAATCATCCTTGGGCTTCGGGATGATCTTGTCAATGTTCTTGGTGATGAACGCCACGACCGCCTTGTTGGTGCCGAACGTGAACTTCCTGCTCGGGTCTTTCCAGGGGACATACGGCCCCTTATTTGAGCTGTTGTCGCGCTTGTTGTTGGCCTCAATGATCTTCGGGTCGTCCATCTCGACCGTAAAGCCATTCTCCAGGCGCTCGATGCGGATGCAGTTGCCCATGCGATCAGTCCTACATAAATGAGGGGTCGCCTGATAAGAGCGACCCCCAAGCCGATCTGCTGTGGGGCAGCCGGAATTAACCTTCGATGATGAACGTGATCAGCTTGCTGGTGCCGACCGCCGCCGCGCTGAGCGTCACGATCCAGTTGCCGCTCTGGTTCTGCGAACTTTCGCTGGGGACAATGGCGCTGCCCGTGTCCACGGTGATGGTGCCGGCCGTCACGACCTTCAGCGCGTTCGTCGCGGGGAAGCCGTAGAACCACTCCCAGATGATGACGTCGGTGACGTTCACCACCCTGATATGCAGCGGCCGGAAGCCGACATTGACCTGGACCGCGTTGCCGGCCGAGGTGAAATAGCCCGACACGTCCTCTTCGATGCCGCCCGCCTGACGACAGTTGCCGATGAGCGTGCCGGGGCCGGTGTACGTCGCGGGGAACGCCGCGCCATGAATGGATGGATCGATGATGCTGGTGGTCATGGATGTTCTCCTGGAGAGGTAACTGAGTGGGTGCCTCCCACTCAGTGACTATGACGCCTACGGGCTATTAGGCGGTGCAGCCCTCTTCAAGACGAGCCATGTAGGCGTCCTGGAGGATGACGGTGGACGTCCACAACTTCCAGCCAACCGTGCCGCGCTGGCCCAGCGGGTCGCCGGGCGCGGGCTTCGGGTTGACGACCATCGGGGTCATGGATGACTTGCCCTTCAGCGGGACGATGCCGTATGCGTCGCGGCCGAAGATCAGGACCGGGTAGACGTCGATGCTGGTGCCCGAGGTGGACCGCAAGCCGGTCGAACCGACCGCGCCGCCCGCGTCCGTGAAGGGCGCGATGACCGTGCTGGTCAGATACCGAACCTGCTCGACCGCGCCGATCTCGCCCTCGAAGGGGCTGGTGTGCGGGCCGTAGGACGCAACGGGGACGAACCCGGTCATGCCACGGACGTCGCTTTCCAGGTCGGGGTGACACACCGCCATGTAGGCCGCCTCGACCGACTTGGTGTTGAAGTCCGGGTTGGACGCAACGACCTGCGTGATCTTCTTGGCGTTCTGGCGATTGAGGCCGGTGGTGACCCGGCGCTGATCGGTGAGCGTGATCGCCGTGACGATGCTGGTGCGCCCCGAGACGTTGCCACCGTACCAGACGTTGGTGCCGGC